GCATGAGTTCGTAGTAGATGGTACAGCACAGGTTCTGATTGAGATGGGTATCAACCCTAACAAGATTGAATCAGCAGTTGATCTGGCACAAGACCCAGAAAGACGTATCAAGTTTCAACATGATGTTCAAGCCTATGTGGATCAGGCTATCAGTAGTACAATCAATCTACCGGCATGGGATACTGAGCATAACAATGCTGATCTTATTCCACAGTACGTAGGTTGGATTCAGAAGTATGCAAAGGGTCTACGTGGTCTGACTGTCTACCCTGACGGCGCACGTGGTGGTCAACCGATTACCTCAGTACCATATGAAGAGGCAATCAACAAGAAGGGTATGATCTTTGAGGATAACTCAGAGGAGCAGTGCTTATCAGGAGTATGTGGAATCTAATGACAGGATTCACCATATTCTTTTTAATGGTAATGTCATTTTATGCGGGGTTCTTATTTTGTATGTGGTTCATGCGACATAAGTTCCCCCCATCATTCAGAGGTGACTAATGAGACAAGATGAATTTCATCAACAACAACTAGAGCAACAACAACAGGAAACTAAAATGAGTACATATGAGCAAAAAGCAGGAACGATTTCGATGTTCACCACCGACAAAGAGGGCAATGAAAAACGTCCAGACTTTAGCGGTAACCTAGTGACAGAATCTGGAGAGAAACTTCAGGTGTCACTGTGGTGGAGCGAATCACAGAAGGGTACGAAGTACCTATCAGGTAAGGTGCAAGCACCATACCAAGGTGGTGGGTCAGGTGGAGGTGGAGGCAGTTATGCTTCTTCCGGTGGTGCTACTGACGTACCGTTTTAATGGAGATTACTTATCATGATGGGGAGAGCGTTACGCTCTCCTTTGATAAGCAACTTCATGCTTACAGGGTGGATGGCAAACCAGTTGCATCAGCAACCAAGGTACTGTCTGTTATATCAAAGCCTGCGCTTATACCGTGGGCACTAAAACAAGGGAGTGAATGGGTAGAAAGGAACTTATATGCAGATGAAGAAGATAAAAAAATTGGGGCGTTTAAATACACTAGTCGCCTTGGACTTGCGCAACTTGTCAAAGGAATTAAGTCGGCTTACAGGGGCAGTTCTGGCACTGCGATGGAGACTGGTACAACAGCGCACGAATGGATTGAGGATGCGCTCAAGACTTTCATGTCTGGTGAGGGCAGTTTTGGTGATGATAATCTACCGGACTTACCGGATGATCCGGATGCCTGTAACTCTATTGATGCGTTCAAAGCGTGGGTAGGAGATAATGACATTGACTTCCTGTCCAGTGAAGAAAAGATATACAGCAGACAGGACAACTATGCAGGTACATTAGACTGTGCAGCATACGTCAACGGTAGCCTGTGTATCATAGACTGGAAGACAAGCAAGGGTATATACCCTGAGTATCACCTACAAAATGCAGCATACGCACAAGCATGGGAGGATATACATGGCAAGCAGGTTGAGCAGACATTGGTTCTGCGTTTGGATAAAGCAACAGGCAGGTATCAACAGGGCTTTCAATCTAGGGTTGAGTGGGTAAGAAACTACGAAGCCTTTGTCAGCGCCTTGAACCTGTACAACAGATTGAAGGAGTTGAAATGACTGACAAAAGTGAAGAAAGTATTGGGTCGATGGTTGAGTTCCACGTGAAGTCAGCACTTACGATCTTGGATGATGTAGTATACAATCGGGTAGTCGATCCAGAGATGGTATCTGAATACCTTTACGAACCTATGGTTAATTCGGAGGATGACCATGAGCAAGAGGTGTGGAAAACGATACGAAAGTACATCGAAAGATGAGGTAGTATGGGGTAAGGGTTCATCCTTTAATGTCTGTGACTCAGTTGGTGGTACCAACTGGGGAGCAGAAAGATACAGAACTATGGACAACAAGTGGAAGTTCATAATCACAAATCATTCTGGTACTGGTACATGGTATGATCATTATGGGATGGGTGAATTTGATACAGTTGAAGAACTGAATCTAGCAATTATAAATACGGTGGCAAGAAAGAATGGAAGAGAATATTGAGTTGACTTGGTACGAAGCAAAGTTAGCAACTGAGGTGGGTGTCAATAGATGCCTATCCTCATGGGCTAAAGGCAGTGAACACGCAGCAGGTTACAAACCTAAAGACCTGTTTGATACTAACATCAAGGCAGCAGCCAGTGAGATGGCGGTGGCTAAGTACCTTGGTATCTACTGGGATGGTAGCGTAAACACATACAAGTCACAGCCTGACCTAGCACCAGACATTGAGGTGCGCATGAGCATGATGATCCCACCCAACCTAATCATTAGACCTAATGACAAGGAAGGCATGCGTTATGTACTGGTCAAAAATATGTGGGTGCATGGGAAGAGACCCAAGTTTAAAATACTGGGGTTTCAAAGAAAAGAATTAATGAAAGACAAATGGCTCACCGACTTCGGACAAGCACGTCCTGAGTGTTGGGCTGTACCAATGAAGGAGTTATTACCTATATGATTATAGAGCCTGACACAAACGAAAGGTTTGTGGATTCAAGTGGTAGAACGTGGGTGTCGGATGCTTGGTTACGCAAGCAGACTACTACGCACTCAACTGATGGATGGCATGAGGCCGTGGTTGAGCGCATCAAAGGTTCCCTTAAGACACGTAAGGGTAGCCAAAGACTTGTCAAGGGACAGGTCTGGTATCAAATCAAGAACGTCCTAGAGGCGTTCGACAGCATGGTGAACTACTAATGAGTGGAGCAAACCTAGATGGGTATAACATACCCAGAGAAGGCATCCATAAGACTGAGATGCTTAAGCGTATAGATAAACTTGAGGGTGATGTTGATGCCCTCAAAACTTTACTGTATGAACTTGTAACTTTAATAGAGAACTGGACTAATCAAGATGAGGACACCGAAGCATTACGACCTAGCAATACAACCGATTGATTTTATTTTAGAAAATAACATGGGGTTTGTTGAGGGTAACATCGTCAAATACATTTGTCGATATGACAACAAGGGTGGTGATGATGATCTGGAAAAGATCAAGCATTACTGTGACATACTAATCAACAGGGGTAAACATGGACTGTCCTAAATGCAATGTTAAAATGATATGGGGAAATGACATAGATGTCGAACTGGATGATGATGACAACAGTTGCGTATGCAGTCATTTTATCTGCCCAGACCCAGAATGCCATACCGAAGTAGAAGTTTTGTACTATGAAAAACCCTTCTAAAGAACAGGAAGAGGAATGGGCAGAGCAGAAGTTACTATGCTTTGCCCGATTCTGTTGGGTCAATAGGCACAAGGTTCATATGTGTAGAGACAATGTGCAACGTACATGGGCACAGATATTTCTAAAGAACCACGGAATAAACCTAGATGTATATGCTGCTGACCGTATCAGGCAGGGTCTGTCGAAGTCGAAAGTTGCAACTCCTGAATCTGTTCAACGCAGCCTATGGGAAAACACGTAATCCCATATATCTTATTCTCTTCATCCATCGTGTTACCAACCTTGATGACACTATCATTGATAGTGTGCAGCCAACCAACAGTTTGGAAAGGGGTAGGCTCCACCTCTTCACCTTCTGTCCAATCGGCTGTAGCGGTGATGTCTAGCCAGTGGACAACCACTAGACTAGGCTCACCGTCATCTTCTTTTTTAAACTTCAGTACATTACTCACCGAAGGTAAGCACCTGACGCCTACGTTCCTTCAACTTACGTAACTCAGCCTGTAATTTATTTATCTTACGCTGATGTTCTCCCCGCCTTGCAGCCGTAACTGGCTCCCGCTTAAGTTTGTTTATCATAGCCTTCTTATCTTTAATCTTACTATCATATTTTTGTTTCAACCTACGCTTCATCTTGGTGGTGTCTAACTGTTCAAGCCTTACACCTGTGTTAGATAATGCAGCAGTAGCAGGACTGTAGTCATCAATGCGACTGTGCCTACCAAGACCCATCTCATCCATAGCCTCTGCCCTTCGCTCCTTCTTGAGAGCGTAAGACTCTGAGCCTGTGACAGCCTCCATAGCCTCACCAATATTACCACCCCAGTTAGGTAGAACCTGACGAACAAACTCATTCATCTTCTCACCTTCAGGTATTGTCGTACCCTGTAATGGATTGATACCCATCGTTGAGTATATGGCAGCACCTGCTAGTCCACCTCCGGGCTGAACCATCTCAGGTAGTCCCGGTATCTGACCAGTACCACCCTCACTTATGGAGAACTTACCACCCGGAAGCAGTCGTTCAGCATTCAGTGACATTGGGTTCTTGTTATTGGGTGACAGTTTGTCCGATATGAAACTGGGCATAGTGATTCGTGCGTTGAGCATACCCGGAATACCAAACATGGGATTGTCAGTTGCAAAATCTTTAGCCGTATCAATGTAACTCTCAGGCAATACGTTCATGTTGGTTCCCAACTCATCAAGCATATAGTAGATGGTCGCCCACTTCGCATACTTGGCAGGATTCTGTGCAGCAATCTGTGCCAACTTAGGTATTGTGCCGTAAGTATATGAAAAGAATGGGAGAACTGTGTGTCTTAAAGCCTCAAGTGCAGCAGGTTTCTGATCGTAATCCACAAAGTATTCCTTCGCATCACGTGCAGCCTTGCCTCTAGCCTTCATCGCATCCATACCTTGATCGGTATATTTCTGTAGGTTGCTTCGATAAAGAGCAGCCCTCCAGATATTATCTTCCAACTGGTAGAGTTTGCCGGGGTTATCCCAAAGGGCAGACTTCATACTACGACCAACCTTTGAAGACCAATCCCATACCTTTGACATACTGTCAACGCTACCTGTAATCTTCAGGTAAGCATTAGCATCAGCGCCATACATCTTAAGAACCTCATTGGCTCCCTCATCTAATTCCCTCATGTAACCTGCACCAAAGACTCCATCCTCAACCATCTGTTGATACATCTCATCTTTCTTGTACATATTCTTGGCTGCTTTACCCACGTCAGACCAGTACCCACCTGCCATATCAAACATATGACCACTGGATACCACATTGCCCACGTGTACAGCGGGGTTAAGAATAGTCTTGGTTGCTTTCCATATACCGTTGGCTCTCTTGTAAGATCGGAACAGTTTGGACGCACCCTTCTCAGTCTTGTACTCTCTCAGTATCTTGAGTTGATCCCAAGTCTCAGGTCTAACCGCCTTACCCGCCATCTGTCCAAAGGTTTTATTGTTAGGAACTCTAACGGTTTGACCAATGATGTGATCATCAAACACCACGTTAGGACTACTGGCTAACTCACTAAAGAGTTCACCAAGTGATCGTTCACGTGCCATCATGCGACCAGTCTTCCACATAGCGAAGCCTGCGTCTTCGATCTCACCCATCTCCAACTTCTCATCCTTTGTCCACTGCCGTCGAACACGAACCTCACTACCCTTAGTATCAAGTAGTTCCCATTCGCCTTTGTCTTGGTCAGGTCTAGCACCCTTCTCCCACTGTGCCCTATCAAAGTTCATCACCTTGCCACGCATACGAAACATATGCTGACCACTGGTGAACTTCTCTTCTGCATCCTTCCAGATGTTCTGTTCGTATTTTGTATATGAAGTAGACAGGTAGTCATCAATGTTCTTGGTAAACACAGCGTCATCAAGGACACCAAGGTTCACCAACTGTTGACCATACTCTTTAATCTTTTCTCTTGATGCAGATGCAACCCCTACAAGGTTGGCATCCAGATCACCCTCCGTCAATCCAAAGTTCTTGGACTGAAGCATACGGTATAAACTTTTACGTTCAGCAGCAGGTAGGTTTCTGATGTCATCAATAAGGGTTTGAAAATCTTGCTGATACTTACCTTCCCTTCCACGGAATCTGTTCATGGCATATATCACATCGTCTGCCAGTTTGTAGTTGGGAATGATTGCCTTGCCCACAGCCTCAACAGACTTAGTGCCATACATATCATCAATGACTTTCATTGTTGTGTATGGAGCAGCACCCACAGTAGCACCCATCAAAGCGTGCATCAGCCTATCTTCTTGAGAAGCATCTTCACCTATGTTGTAACCCAAAGCACCACCAATGGCACCACCAGATACAGCAGGGTTAGCCAATGCCTTGGTTGCTACAGCACCAATAGGTTCATACACCTGCGCTCCAGTCTTTGCTATCTTGACAGCAGCCGGTCCTATAAGTGATCCACCCGCCAAACCAATCCCCGCATTCTGGGCACGTGTCTGTCCTGCTTCCTCATCCACATAGCCAACACCACCTGCAATACCACCACCAAGCGCACCCATAGGTGCAGCCTTGGTTAAGTAATCCCAACCAGTCTTGATGTGCCTAGCCTTTGAGAATGGAATAGCCCAACCCACAGGGTCAAGAACCATGCCACCAAAGTAAGCAGCGGTAACCTTGGGACCATGTTCAGGATGATCTTGGTAACTTTTAAGAAGGTCATACTTAGCCTTCATCTCTTCTTCCTTAAACCCTGCCATCTGTGTGATACCATGAACTGAATCCATGACGCCCATGTAACTTGCATGGTTCAACATATCTAAAAGATCAACATTCATACTCTGTGCTAATGGATCAGCCAGTGTAGGTATTTGTGCTGATTCAGTAGAGCCTGCTGCAAATGGGTCTTGTACTACCGCAAAAGGATCACTCATTAATTAAGCCTCTTAAATCATCTGGTACTGCTTCAACCCCATACCTCTTTACAAAGAATGGAAGGTTTGTTTCTGGGTCTTGTCGTAGAATAGCAATAGCATCAGCCAATGGTACTGACTGTGCGCTTGACTGTGCGGGTTCACGTTGCATCAACTGAAGGAATCCGGGTTTGTCTGTAGTCTCACCTGTTGTTGGATCAATTACCCTGACTGACCACATCCTTGACCAGTCATTAAAGTATTGATCCCAAGGGTAAGGTGTTCCGTCAGCCTTTAATAGTACTTGACTCTCCCTAACTGTGGTAGGGTATATTGATGTGAATGTTTGCCTAGCCTCAGAGATTGTGTTCTCATCCTTAGTGCCTGCTGCACCTGACAACCGTTTAAAGTCTGTCAGCAAACCTCTTAGCCTGTTGGCTTCTGCCACATCTCCCGCTGCATCTGCTTCAGCAATCTGAGTTTGGAACACTTGAATCTGTTCCAAGTTCTTCTGTGCGGATGTGCTCTTTGTTGGGTCAGCCTCATCATCCAGTCTAGCATTGAATGTAGCCACGCCTGAACTGTCTGTCCAACCTTCAGGTGTAATCTCATCCTTGCGCACCTGTTTGGTTTCAACCTTGCCATCAGGTCCAACCCTGTATATCTCTTTGTAAGATGCTTGGTTTGGATGATAGCCTGAGATAGCACTGGCTTCAGCAGGCTTGACTAGCCCTGTTCTCATCAGTGCTTCAAATACATCAGCCTGTGATCCGGGGTTAGCGTACTCACCATCAGGGTAGTACACTGCATTAACAGCGTCATCAATACGTTGTTGATCATCGAACTTCATCTGTGATTCAAGTATCTTCATCTGCGTGTTCATGTAGTTAGCAGAATTAGATCGAACACCTAAAGCAGAAGCAGCCAGATCAAGAAGCATACCGCCCATCATGATCATGTTCATCTGTTTAATGTAGTCAGCGTGTCTCTGAGCAGGGTCAGGATTGTAGTTACGCATGATAGGATCAGCCGTAAGATCACGACCACTCATCTCATTTGACGTAGGTACAGTAGCCTTGACCTCATCCAATGCAGCCTGTGTCTGCTGCTGTGAAGCCTTGGATACACCGGCTTGATCCTGTATACCTACCCACTCTGGGTCATCAAGCATACCAGTAGAGTTGACTGTACCTGCTGCATCCTCAACCTGTTGTGGTGTCATTTGATCTGACACCGCTTGATCGTTGCTCTGGTATATACCATCGAACTCACCCACACCTGAAGGTGTGACAGCCCTTGGATCGGTTTGACTTGTCTGCAGCACAGGAGGAATTGTGCCATCAAAGTTATCAATAGCACTCTGTCTTGTTTCAAAGCCTGACTGTGGGCTACCCTGTGGCGTATACACTGGAGATGGCAACCAAGAAGCACCTGCCGAACCCTCTTGCATGACACCACCTGACGGGTCAACAGAAGCCATATCATCGTACTGGTTAGAAACAGGCATCTGAGGACCACCCCCCATATCCTGATTGAACCCACTAGATGGAGCCGGTCCTGTCATATCATTGTACATGGGACCATTAAGTCCTACATCCTGTGAGAAGCCCCCAGATGGCGCAGGAGAGCCGTTAGGATCAACAGGCTGTGATGTACCCTTGTCGAACTCAGCGTCCACAGCGGACGATATACTGCCCCACCATTCAAGTGGATCAAAAGCCCTAGCCTTCGCCTCTACTCCAGACAGGAATTCCCCTACCGGACCAAGGGTATTTTCCCTAGGCTGATAAGAGGATGTAATAGTCTGCTTGTCAGGTTGCCC